ACCTGGACAAGGGAAAGTTTTGCAAACTAAATCTTATCAAACAGGTGCTACACTTACAGCTACAAATACAAGTTTTGCAGATTTAGGTTCTTTTTCTGTTTCAATAACGCCTAGCAGTACATCTTCTTTAATTTTGTTATCAGCAAATTTTGGATCTGCTTATGGTGGCAGTGGTAATAACACAACAATGTTTAGATTTACAAGAAATGGAACAGCAGTTGCAGTAGGCGACCAAGAAGGTAGTAATAGACCTAGAACTTCTTTTAGAACTTCATCTGTTACTAAACTTATAAATGGTGATGGTAATCATGCAATTGGTCTTACATTTAGTGCAATTGATACACCAAACTCTACATCTGCTCTTACTTATAAAATTCAAAACTGGAATGAAGGTGGAACTCTTTATATAAATAGAGCTGTTACTTTTGATGATACTGTTGCTAATTATAGTGGAGTATCTTTTTCAAATTTTATAGTACAGGAGATAGAGGCATAATGATTGAACAAGCAATATTAAAAATAAATCCTAAAGCAGAATTTTCTGTAAGTGAAAATGATATAAATCAAATTACTTGGTTAAATGGAACAACACCTATACCAGTAGCTGACATAGAAGCACAATTACCTATTGTTGAATTTGATATGGCTATGGAAGATTTAAGAGCCAAAAGAAATAAACTATTAGCTGACACAGATCATTATGCTTTATCAGATCAAACTTTATCTGATGACATGAGAACTTACAGACAATCTTTAAGAGATATAACAAATGGTTTAACTACAGTCGAAGACGTTAATTCAGTCACATGGCCAACTAAACCAGGAGTGTAGGTCATGCTCTTCGGAACAGCTTCATTTGCCGAAACACCTTTTGCATCATTACCCACTGATGGTAATGTAGAAGTAGCAGTATCTAAAAATGCACTTACAATTACTATAGGTAGTGTAGGTATTATTGCAGATGCAGTTACAGAAAATTTAACACCAAACGCAGTATCTTTAGGCACAGGTACTTTAACTATTACAGCCGATGCTAATCATACAGTTACAGGAAATGCTGTATCTTTAGGTATAGGTGCATTTACTGTTAATATAGATACTAACGTATCACCTTCTGGAAACTCATTGACCTTGGCTACAGGAAATGTTACAGTAACAGGAACAGCAAATGTATTACCTACAGGTTCTAGCTTATCATTAGATACAGTAGAACCGGGAGTTATTACGTGGAACGATATAATACCAGGAGCAACAATGGTTTGGACACCAATTAAACCGTACTAAAATTATGGCATCAAGTTATTCAACAGATTTATCATTAGAGTTAGTCGCAACCGGTGAAAAAGCTGGTCTATGGGGCGCAATCACAAATACAAATTTACAACTATTACAAACAGCAGCATCAGGTTATGTAGAAGTAACTTTAAGTTCAGGTACAACTACATTAAGTTTGGCCGACGGATCGTCGAGCGCGAATGGTAAAAACCTTTACATTAAAGTAACAGGAACTTTATCTGGTAATGCTAGTTTAGCTATGCCTGCATCAACAACAGGTGGTAATGCGAACAGAGTATTTTTTGTAGAGGATGCAACAACTAGAGGTGGAGCTGGTGATAGTTATACAGTAACTTTACTTACAACGGGTCAAAGTGCATCTACTCAAGTCCCTCTTCCAGAAGGCGCAACAGCTTTAGTTTATTCTAGAGGTAGTGTACCAGCAACAACATTAGGTATGTTGCAAAAAGGATTTACAACAGTAACGGCTGCTAGTAAAACTGCATACACGGCAGTTCCTGGAGATCAAATTGGTGTAGACACTGTAGCTAATATTGTAACAATTACTTTACCTGCAGGTTCTGTTGGGGATGAAATAGTTATTATGGACGTATCGGCATCAAATGGTTTTGCAACAAACAAATGTGTTGTAGCACCAGATGGTTCAGAAAATATTCAAGGTGCAAACTCTTCAATAGACCTAACTACTAATAATCAATCAGTCACATTATTTTATACTGGGGCAAGTAAAGGCTGGCAGTTAAAAACTAATACAGCATAGGAGTAATAATGCTTACGAAAATTAAGTTTGCTCCAGGAATTGACAAGCAAGACACTGCCGTTGGGGCAGAAGGTCGTTGGGTCGATTCTGATAATGTTAGATTTAGATACGGACTACCAGAAAAAGTTGGTGGTTGGCAATCATTACTTACAGATTCTTTAGTAGGTGTAGCTAGAAAACAACACGCATTCGTTGACCAAGATGGTAATAGATATGTTGCAATTGGCACAGATAAATTTCTAATTGTATATTTTGAAGGTCAATTTTTTGATGTAACTCCTTTAGCAACTACTATTTCAGCAGCTACTTTTACTTTTAATGGCACAACTACTATTACCATTACAACATCAGCAGCACATAATTTAGAAGACGGTGATATTGTTTTATTAGATAGTGTAACTTTACCTGGTGGTACAGGATTAAGTGCATCAGATTTTGAAGATAAACTATTTCAAGTTATTTCTACACCAACAGCAAACACTTTTACTATAACTTTTACAAGTGCAGGTTCTACAGCGTCTGGTGGTAGCGTAGATATAAAACCTTATGAACGAGTGGGTCCAGCTGCACAAACCTATGGTTATGGTTTTGGTATTAGTCAATATGGTGGTACAGTTCAAGGAACACAAACATCAACTCTTGACGGAGCGTTGGCCGCGGATACTAATGGTAACAATGGATCTCCTACGCAAATACGTTTAGCCTCTACTACAGGTTTTCCATCAGGAGGTGGAACAATAGCAGTAGGTAATGAATTAATAACTTATACAGGTGTTGCTGGTGCAGAACTAACAGGTATTTCTAGAGCACAAAAAGGAACATCAAGCGCAATACATTCTGATGGTGCTACAGTTACAAACGCTACAGAATTTTCAGGATGGGGGGATGCGGTTGACGCAGCTACTGTTACTCTTGAACCAGGACTTTGGTCTTTAAGTAATTTTGGTGATGTATTAGTTGCAACGATTGCCAATGGTAAAACTTTTACTTGGGATTCTTCTATTGCAGCAAGATTATCTACAAGAGCTTCTACAACTACATCAGGATTTGAAACTACAAATAATCCAACAGCTACTAGAGTTACACTTATTTCACCAACAACACGTCACTTAATTCATTTTGGAACTGAAACAACTATTGGATCACCTTCTACACAAGACGATATGTTTATAAGATTTTCTGAAGATGAAAATATAAATGCATATGTACCAGAAGCAACTAACACAGCAGGTACACAAAGAATACAAGATGGTACTAAAATTGTAGGAGCTTTGGTTGCAAAAGAAAACATTCTAGTATGGACTGATAATGCATTGTACACAATGAAATTTGTTGGTGCACCATTTACATTTGGTTTTGAACAAGTTGGTACTAACTGTGGATTGATTGGTAAAAATGCAGCGATCGAAATTGATGGTGTTGCTTACTGGATGGGTAATAATGGTTTCTTCTCATTTGATGGTACAGTAAACACACTACCTTGTAGTGTTGAAGATTATGTTTACGATGATGTAGATACAACTAAAGGTCAACAAGTTTGTGCAGGCATTAATAACCTATTTACTGAAGTAACTTGGTGGTATCCAACATCAGGATCAGATTTTAATAATAGATATGTAGTTTATAACTACGGACAAAACAATGCGCGATTGCCTATGGGTAATTGGTATACAGGTGTTAATACTAATTCAATTAGAACAACTTGGATAGATTCATTAGTATATCCAAAACCATACGCTACAGCATATGACAGTTCAGCCACAGGTTCTTTTCCTGCAATTATAGGTGAATCAGGTTTAGGTAGAAGTGTATTGTTTGAACACGAGTCGGGGACCGATCAAGTAAATCCAGACGGAAGTGTAACTCCCTTAACATCTTTTATACAATCATTCAGTTTTTCATTACAGCCTGACCAAGCAGAAGTATTTTTAGCATTAAGAAGATTTTTACCTAATTTTAAAGTGTTAACAGGTAATAACCAAATTACATTATCTATAAAAGATTTTCCTTCACAAGATGATATAGAAACTGCATTAAGTCCTTTTACAATTGATGCATCAACTTTAAAAGTTGACACTAGAGCTAGAGGTAGATATGCAAATATAAAAATAGAAAATACAGGCGTAGGTGAATCGTGGAGATTTGGTACATTTCAAGTTGATATACAACCTGATGGAAGGAGGGGATAATGACTAAAGTAGTAGTAAGATTACCAGAACCTAAAAGAGAATATAGTGAAGATAATCAAAGACAAATTAACAGAGCATTAACTACAATTATAGAACAGTTAAACTCTACATACCTAACTCAACTCAAAGAGGACTCGGAAAGATATACGTGGTTCGGACTAGGATAAATGGCAAATATATATAAAAATCAAAAATTAGATTTAACAACTACAGATATTACAACTTTATACACTGTACCTTCTAATTCCAGAGCAATTGTAAAATCTATTTTAGTTTGTGATGACAGTAATAATGGAAGTACAATTACACTAACACTAACGGATGCATCTAGTAATGTATTTGTATTATTTGATGTAAAACCTGTGGCTGGACACGCAACAGAACAGTTGTTAAGCGAACCATTAATTTTACAAGAAAGTGAAATATTAAAAGTAACGGCTGCAGATGCAGATAGATTGCACGTTGTAGCATCAATATTAGAAATCAACAGGGAGGACAGATAATGCCGTTTGTAGAAACAGAGGCTTCTGTTAGGTATGAAACAATTAATGGTCAAAGAGTACCAGTAATTACACCTAAAACAGAGGTAACTTTAACTAATACAGAAACAGGTCAAGAGTATATGTCAGATGCTGAAGCTTTAGCAGACGTTCAAGATGCTAATACAGCTACAAAAGCAGAGCATATACGAAGGGATGTAAATGTGACTGTAGAAGAGATTAATGTTGGCGCTGGTTTTAATATCAGCGATTGACGAATGGTCAAAAAGCCTGTAAATTGTGATACACTCGCCTTTTTACAAGCTTTGCGAACTTGCCGTCATCATATAATATAAAGAGAAACTATGGGATTTTTAAAGAAAATATTCAAACCAGTATCGAAGGTATTAGATAAAGTTTTACCTAATGAGATAAAACCTTTCTTACCATACGCAGCAGCTTTTGCACCTTTTATAGCTCCGGGCATTATGGGTACAAGTGTATTACAAAGAGCTGCAATGGGTGGTGGTTTAAATATTTTTGGACAACTTGCACAAGAGGGTAACGAAGGTGATATTAATTTATTATCAGCGGGACTCGGAGCGTTGTCTGGTGCAATGTCTGCACCAGGTAAATCTGCAAC